CTCGACCGTCTGGATAAAGCTCATGACAAATGCTTGCTGAGTGAGATGCTAGGTTTTGAGCTAGCGTTTTTATATCCATCATTTGACAGCCCCCAACAGATCATTCTTCCTGTCGTGACCTTTAAATGACTTCAGTGCATCCCAGTCCGGCTTTCCGACGGACCTCCACTCTCTGCTAATTGCAAACTCAACAACCCCCAGCAGATCAAAACCCTCTCTCTTCAGAACAATAAAGTCCTGCGAGATCATAGTGATCATCTTTTTGGATGGCTTTCTGCCTTTACGCTCAGCTAGCTTGTAGTCCCACCACTTGCTCCACGCTTGCTTGTTGACACCGTCAGGCAGGTCATCAAGGAGAGAAGAGCGCCAGCATATTTGTTCTTTAGGATGTTCGTTAGTAGTAATGTTTGTTCTTTGGGTCTGATCACCTTGATCTGGGTTTACTTGATCTGGGTTTCGATGATCTAGTGGAAAACTCCCCCTAACATCTGTGACCAGCCAGTCCCATCTAGCGACATGACCACTTTCGTTACGGACTATTTCTCTACGGATGTACTCGGCAGACTCAAGCTCAGCTGTGATTCGAGTCATCTTGACGTTACCGACACCGAACACCGTGCAGAGCTGATTGTTGGTTATTTGCCAGTCATCGACATGGCTTAGAAGGTAAACAAGAACACCGAGGGCTTCAGGGCTAAGCCCGTCCTCTCTATTCTCGCTAGCGGAGAACCCGCCGCGCAGTAAGAGGTTCGGTATTCGGGTGTAATAATCTTGTTTAAGATTGGCAGGACGAAATATCATTAATCAAACGGCTCCATGTATTTTCATTTGAGCAGCGATAATAATCTGAGTGTGTTCACAAGTACAAATTTATTTTCGTTTGTAAGTTGTTTTCCTATTGCATTTATGGAAAATCCTTCAGCGAGGAGAATTACATGGACGAAGACGATAAAAAAAACAGGCGCGCAGAAATTTTTAATGCAGCGCTAGATAAAGCTGGTGTTCCCGAGTGGGGACGAGGTGCCAGCATCGTGAAACAAACGGGGTGCAGTCCGGCTTCAGCGCAAGCTTGGATAAGGGGCAGTCTACCTAGCGACGGAGAGCGTATTGTAGAACTGTGTGACTTATATCAAATAGATTTATATCTGTGGGTGACTCTAGAGTCCAGAAGGGACAAGGGAACTGTTGACACACTCATTGAAGCTATTCTCTACGTTAAGGATTTTGAGGAACAAGCTTCTTTTTCTCTCACTCCAGCTCAGTTCGCGCATCTTTGCGCAGCTTATCTGGATGAGAATACTCGTGAGAGCATCAGTACCATTGTCGATATTCTAGGGAAAGAGTAATCGACACAAAGCTTTGAGAAGGAGATCAATGAAAGCGGTAGAAAAAAAACGAATTAACTGTGACGACTTAGTAACTAAAATTAAGGAATGCCCTTCCTTGAAGAAGATATTTGGAGATCAATACAGTGAAACCTTTAAGAAATTTGTGGCTGAGCGTGACTGCACATGCGTTCAGGAGTGTAATAAATAATCTGTGAGTGTTGTTTTTAATTTGCGTGGTGGTAATATGTTCGTTGAGTTAACGGAGATATTACATGGATATGCTTACCCGCGCCCAAATCTGGGCAACACTTTCTGATATAGATGTTTCTGAATTCTGCACAGAGACTGAGATCGTTGGCGATCAAGTCTTAACCTACCTGCCTTGGATGAAAGCTCATGAGATCATGATGAGCGTTTATCCAGAGTATCACTGGGAATTCACTGAAGACCCTCAGTCGAGAGAATGTCATTACTTTGACGACGGCAGTGCTGAAGTGCGCTGCCGGATGACGATTGGCGGACAAACCAACATCACCTATCTGCCAGTTCATAGAACCGGCAAGGCTATATCGCCCCCCAATGCAATGGACATCAACACTGCAAAGCAGCGTTGTCGTGTAAAGGCTATGGGGGAGTTTGGCTTGGGCTACACCATGTGGCTTAGCTCTCAGATCCGAGAGACAGGTGCTTCTGATGATGTACAAAGTGAACAATCAGAAACAAATCAGGAAGAAGAAGAATTACAAAAGGTAATCGCGATCTGGGATCACCTTAAGTTTGACGAAGCCAAGACTCTTACCGAAGCACAGAAGCTGTACGACAAGTTTAAACGCGGTTTAACTAATCGCGGGTTGACGGACACTACTGGTAATTGGCAAGCGCTTTGTAAGGAGAATGGTTGGAGGGTTAAGAAATGAGCTTAGCCGTCCAAGGTTCACCTGAATGGCACGCCGCTCGTGCCGGAAAAATCAAAGCCTCTGTCTGTGCCGCGCTTGAAGGCAAGCACCCATACATGAAGCCATCCGACTTGGTGCGCCAAGAGGTAAGAGCTTTGGCTGGTGCTGAGTCTGAATTCAAGATGGTTCCCGCTGTCGCTCACGGACAGATGATGGAGGATCATGCCCGCATCTTTTTGGAGGAGCTGCAAGGCTACACCGTTGAGGAGACCGGTCTTGTCGTACACCCTAAGCATGATTTCATTGCAGCATCTCCTGACGGGCTAGTTGGTCTAGACGGTTGCGTTGAGATTAAGTGTCCCTTCCCTCAATACACAAAGACCCCTTACTCGATCTTCGATAAGAAGCGAAGCATGTACCTGATGCAGGTCTATATGCAGATGGAAGTTCTGGATGCAGAGTGGTGTGACTTCATTTGCTACCTAGCACAGAACGAAACAGCAGAGCCTCAGTACAAGCTGGAGCGAGTCCATCGTAAGGAAGACTTCCTGACAGAACTATTGAGCCGCAAGTACCTGCCGCAACCAACGAAAGGAACTATCAGCCGGCTGGATCTGTATCACTGCTGGTACAACTGGATACAAGAGCAGCATCGAGATGAAGTGACTCGATCTGAGCACGTAAAGTCTATAGAAGTGGATGCCCCCGAAGTCGTCAAGACCGACGAGGAGCTAAACCGTCTGACTGCAATGCAGAACAGGATTTCAGAGATCAGGTCGCGCATCTCCGACGACCTAGAAACCTTGGATGTACTGGGCAAGACCAGTGAATCCCTGAAAAAAGATATCGCCGAGCGTTACAAAGGTTCTGTCAGCAACGGCAAGACCACCGTGAAGGTGATTATGAAGAACCCTCCAATCGACTATCGCAAAGCCTTCGAGTTTTTGGGTGGAGAGGATGCGGTTTTAAACAAAGACGAGTCCTTAGATTCTTTCCGAAGAACGACGGGCGCCATGCAAGTACAAATTCAACACGGAGATGTGTGAGATGCAAAACAAACCAACAGCATTTGAAAGTTTAAAGGCTGGCAAGGGTCGTCTGTACCCAATGCCGAAAGAGAAGCGCATTGAGGAGTGGAATCGCCTCAAGCAATACGACTGGGCAACAAAGGCTCACGTCCCCAAGTACGATGGGTTCATTAAGGTCAATCGCGAGTTGGTTGCTGATTTGCAAGCAGCTCTCGAAGCGCACAACGGTGCCGACTTCCGTTACAACATCAAGGTCTGCGAGCAGATGGGTGATGACGGCAACCTTCAGCAGCTCAACGTGGACTACTGGATTCCGAAGCCGAACCCCAATTCGCAACCTGCACCTGCACCCGTCGATGACTTTGAAGACGACGATCTGCCTTTTTAAGGAGTCACCATGCCACTAAGAATTGCCAGAGCGGCAGGCTCCGTCTTTTACGGCGGAGAACGCCTTGACCCAGACAACCTCGAAGATACTTTCGATCACCGTGTTTGGGTTCGGTCAGTGATTGATTTAGACGGCAGACATGAAACTCTCCTTAACGTACACACCAAACGTAAAGGTCACCAAGAGATTGTCCTTGAAGCTGGAGGCGAAAGACTGCAGCTGACTGACGAAGTGTTTGTTGAGATGACGGGTATTCAACCTTATTACACAAAGCCCCGAGAAAACTGTCCGGACTGCGGTCGAGACGTTGGAGTTATGAATAAGACTTTCATGCTGCCACAAGCCCGACTCATTGTGGTCGGACCCAGAAGCTATCAAATAGTGCGTGATGACGCGAGGAAAAAGACATGAGTGAACAACCCAAGTTTTTAGTAATTGAAGACAATCGTTACCTGATTGAAGAACTGAGTGACTCCTGCAAGGAGCTGCTTAATGCAAGCCAGCAAGCCAATCAAGCTGTCAGCTTGTTCGCTACGCTTATCAATGCTGCGCAAAAAGGTTCTGACCTACACTTCAAAGAAGCTGTAAAGCTTCTGCCTGAGCCTTATCTGGATGACGAAGAAACCCCCGAGGAAGGGGAGACTCACTAAAGGTTCCCCTCAGAGGGAGAGTCGGTCCTCCTCCCGACTTTCCTAGCGGGCTTGGTCTACCTGTCCCTCGAAACAGACCTTTAAACATAAGACAGCCAGTGCTAATGTAACACTGCTGGTTGTCTCTTCACGGAGACGAAAGATGAAACTAACGTTTAAAGAAGTAGCAGATCGTTATTTGGCGCAACCAACGGCACATAACGAAAAGAAACAGAGACTCACCGTCACAGTTACCGATCACCTTGTTAAGGAGTTTGGGTCTAAGCCGGTAAAAGCTTTCGAGAAGATATCACTGATCGATAACTTTATTGAGGATCTGCGGAAGCAACCATCCAAGAGGAGGATCGGTCACACCGTCAGCAACAGCTGGGTTAACAAGCACATCATAACTATGCGG